TGGAAAACGTGGAAAACGTGGAAATCATGTTTTCCACGTCTTGCCAGCCGACGTGGAAAACGTGTGGAAAACGGTTTGCCGCATCCTGATGCGGTAAATGGCCCTTTTCCACGTTTTCCGCGCATTCCACGCCTACCAGCAGCCAGGCGTGTGGCGTGGAACGCGTGGCAATGCGCCGGCGGGCTGGTCACGTGGTCAGCGGCGCGCGCAGCCGATCGGGCTACGATGTGTTCGTGGGGATGCCGAGCTCGCGTGCGATGGCGATGTAGGCGGAATTGAGTTGCCGGCGAAGGCGATCTGGCAATGCGAGTTGAAGCGCCGCGCCGAGGGCGGCGTACAGCGCGATGAGGATGGCCCGCGTCGTTTCGCTCATTGCAGTGCCTCGGCGATAGCGCGTTGCAGCATGTGCGGCCATTTTTTGTTCCATTTAGCCCTGAGCCGTTGCGTAAATCCGCGCGCTTTTGTGCCGGGATGGAGGACCTGCCGAGCAACGACTATCGGACCGAATGGACCGCCCGCTCCGCTCACGATCGAGCCTGGCCGCGTCTTCGCGCGATAGCCGGCTCGGAACACAAGTCGACGGCGACGCCGAGGTCGAATAATGTGTGGCCGCGTTCCCTGATCGACATACGCCCAGACCTGGCTCTTTGTTCGGACTTCGACCTCGTGCGCGCGTATTTTGACAATCCAGCGCACCGGCGTGCGCCAGGTCGCGTGTGTTTGTTCGAGGTCAAGGACGAGCAAATGCGCCGCGATGTCAGCAGCACGCTTGTACGCCTTCGTCGCCCGGCTGACCTGACTCGGGAGCACCTTGATCGGGATGTGCTGGAGGGAAACAGGCATCAGCGGAGCCTCCGATAGATGGTATAAGTGCCCGCCAGCGGCGGGCATTCCGAACAATGATCGGCCTCCGGGCTGTAGCGCCGGGTCAGTAGCCCGCGCCCGTCGCCAAGGTCGGCGACGGAGATGGTGCAGCGGCAATTCGCCCGGCATTGCTGATTGCCGGGGAGGAGTCGTTGCGGAATATCCCAATGGCCATAGCGGATCTCGTAGTATGTCGGGCGAATTGCTCCGGCATACATCGCGGCGCGCGCTTTGATGCGCGCCGGGGAAAGCTGGCCGCTGCGGATCTCGCGCGCAAAGCGTTCGAAATAGCGCAGCTCGCGCGTTGCCAGCTCGCGCATCCGGTCACGATCCGCCCGTGGCATGGCGACATCGCCGGTGCGCTCGGTGCGCGCATGGCGCGCGCCGGGCACGGCGCGCATCAGCCAGTCGCGGATGCGCCCGGCGTGGTCGCGCTGGGCAATCGCCGACCACGTCGCCGCCGTGTGGCCGCGCACGATGGCGCGACGCACCGCGTCAATGTAGGCGTCAGTCTGGCCAGCGTCCAGCAGCGCGCCGGCGGCCTCGATCTCGTGCAACGTCAGCGCGTGCAGCCGGATGGCGTCATTGCTCATTGCTCGCTCCGGCGACAAGCCGAGCCCAGGCGAGGCCGGCGGCCAGCTCGGCGTCAATAAGCGCGTCTACGTCAGCATCGGCCAGCTCCGGCAGATCGGCTGGTTCGCGCCGCGCCTTGGGCGTCTCGATCAGCGTCGTCGGCTCCGGCTCCTCGGCGTCGACCGGCTTATCGAGGTCGGAGAGCAAGGCTCCGGGCGTCTGATCGCTCGGCAGGTAGGCCGGGTCAATGACGCCCTCATCCACGAGCACGTTTAGCGCCTGGTCGGGGCGCAACACGCCCTGCTGCACCAGCGGCCCGACTGCGCCCGCAACGCTTGCCAGGATCTGGGCGCGCTGCTGCCGGTCGCGCAGATCGTTGCTGTCAAAATAGAAGGTCGTCGTCGTCGGGAGCACGCGATGCGTTATAGCCTGTTGCCACGATCGTCGCCAGGCAGCCAGGCCGTGTCCCTGCGCCGCCTCATCGAGGATAATCGTCTGCGTGCCGGTGCCGAGGCCCTGGCCGCTCAGCGGCTGAATATCCTGTACCGGGATGCCGAGGGCGTTTGCGTAGATCTGATTAGCCGCCCGGCGTTCCTGTTCAGGATCGAATCCGTCGGGGATCTCGGCGAGCGGGATCGTGATGACCGTCGGCGTTTCTGCGCCGCCGCCGCTGAGCATCGGAATAATCGTCGCGCCGCGATACAGCACATAGCCGCGGCCCGCCTGGTCGCGGCCTTCGGCATGCAGCGCCTCGCGCAGCCGTTCAGCATTGACATTCGTGACGAAATGGATGGCCAGATTTCGCGCGCCGCTGACCTTCTCGCGAAAATATGTCTCGACGGCGGCACGCTTCAGGATGGTGGACCAGACGCGATCCGCTGCGCAGTGCCCCATCCCGGCGTGCTCGATTCGCGCCGACGGCAAATCGGCGAATGCGATCACGTTTTCGGCAGGCAGACGGTGGAACGCGCCCCGACGATCTTCGTACAGCACGGGGTAGGCCGGGTCATCGATGCGGTGACAGCGCAGGCTGTCGAGCTGCATGAGTCCGATGATCCGGCTCCCGCGGGCCGTGCTCGCCCGCACGATCTCGACAAACGCGCCGTTGTTCGTCAACAGATAATCGCGAAGATGGCGCGTAATGCCTGCAACGTAGTCGCCATCGAAAGCGAGCAGCATGCGTTGCGCTGCATGGATCCGCCGCTGGCTCTGCGCGTCGTCCTCGATGCGCCAGCCGAGACTGCTTTGCTTCGTGATGGCCAGGCCGACCGCCGACGCCCACATGTCCTCGATCATCGGACTCTCGGCCAGAATCCGATCGCGCATCATGCTGCCATAGCGCGGCAGCCCGGTCGCGCCGCGCACGCCATCGAGGATCCCGGCCCACTGCGCCGGGCCGATGACGATGCTCAGTCGACCGGCGGCGGCGTCGCCGGCATTGTCATCGCGCGTGACGCTGCGCTTGCGCACATCGTCGCTCATGCATCGCCTCCGTGATACCAGCGCAGCGCGCGCCAGGCCAACGCAAGCGCGATCACGCCGTCATCGTGCATCCCCTCCGGCGCGCCGTACGCCGGCAGGCCCGTCGCCGACGTCGACCGCACCTCGTACGCCTCGAGCTCGGCAATCAACCATGGCACATCGCGCAGGCCGAGGGCGCGCCGCTCAATGGCCAGCGCCAGCGCATCGATCAGCGCCGCCTTGCTCTGACTCGTCGTCGTAAACGCCTGGATCGGCAGTCCGTACTCGTAAAACAGCCGTTCGACCAGCGGTGCGCCCATGGCGTTTTTCTCGGCAATGATGCCCGCGGGCTGGTAGCGCTCGGCCAGCGCGCGGATGCGTCCGATCTGTTGCTCAAACGGAATGCCGGTCCAGCGATCCGCGGCAACGAGCGTCTGGCCAACGGCATCCAGCACGATCACGGCGGTGTAGTCGTAATCGCGGCCCCAGTCGATGCCGATGACGTGGTGCGGCGTGTCGGCCCCGGCCTGCGGCGCGTGGTCGATGAGGCTGCGCACGCCGCGAAACACGCCGCCGCCATCTTCGACAAACTCGGCCAGCCATTCCTGACGATAGGTGCGATCGCTGACGCGCTCACGCGCCAGCGCCGCGGCGCGTTGGATCGCGCCGCTCGGATTGTCCGACGTCGGCGCGCGAAATGACGCAATGGATGCATCGCCGGCTTGCCCGCGGAGCCATTCGCGCCAGAACCAGTTACGGCCCTTCGGCGTTGAAATGAGCAACATGCGACCGTCGCGATCGGCCAGGGTTGGCAGCAACACGTCGGTGTAGGTCTCTTCGCGGATCTGCGCGGCTTCGTCAACGACGACGAGGTCGAAGCCCTCGCCGCGCAACGCCGTGTCGTTGTCGGCGCTGTACACGGAAAGCCGGCCGTCGCCGATCTCGATGACGCGTTCGCTGCGATGAATGCGCCCGATGCCGTGTGCGTGCGCTACCGCAAAACGCCACGGCGCACGGGCGTTCTTGTACGTCGGCGTGACCCACGCGACATTGCCGCCGTAGGCGGCGCGATGCAGCGCCAGCACGCCGCCCATAACAGTCTTGCCCCAGCGCCGCCCGCACGCGACGACCACCGTATTATGGCTACGCAGCATCGTCACGATCCGCGCCTGATCCGCTCGCAAGCGCGGCAGCCGCAGCACGATAGTCGTAGGTGGCAATGACGAGCGGCTTGTGTTCCTCGCCGCTGATGGTTTGCGCGATCCGGTCATGTTGTCCCAAAATGTTTTTGCCCAGCCAGATGAGCATCGTGTCCGATCCAGCCATCGCGCGTTCCAGTTGCGCGCGCCGCAATGAGATTTTCAAAGTCACGCGTCCTTTTTTTAACAGAGGCGCATAATGGCGCTTGAGCGACGCCTCGCTCACCCGCGCCGCGATCGCAATCTCGGCGTCCGAGCAGCCGATCGACGCGAGATATTCGACCTGCGCTTCGTCAAGCGCCGCTTGTTTGCGCGGGCGACCGGCGGGCATCATTATCTCCTGAGCACGGGCACATACACGTACGCGCGTTCACCGAGGAGCTGGCCGTCAACGATGACGCGCTGCCACCGATCCTGCGCCCACACGACACAACGATACGGCGGCGCATCGAGGTCGTCAACCATGCCAACGCAGTGCGCGCCGCCGACACCGCCGACGACCTCGATGCGCGGCGCAGCGGCCAGCGGCGCTCCGAGCCAGACCGTGACGCTGTCCAGCGCGGCGGGGGCGATAATCAATCGCCAAACGAGAAGCAACGCCATCATGCAGCCTCTCCACGCGGCGGGCGCGTCGGCGGGATTGCGCGCGCAATCGCCGCCAGCACCTCGGCATATTGCAGCTCGGTCGTCCGTCGCAGATCGTCCAGCCGCTGCGCAAGCGCGCTAATTGACTGCAACTGGTCGATCACACGATGCAGCTCATCGCGCAACAGCTCCAGATCGCCAACGATGCGTTCCTCGATTGCAGCGCGCCGCAGCGCCTCGCCTGCGGCATACGCATCAATGGCGTCGGCAATGGCAACCGTCATCCGATCTGTCACGTCGCGAATCATCGTTCGGATTTCCGCATCGCTCAGCGTATGCTGATTCAAAAGATCGATCAGCAGCCCCGCAATGTCGAGAATAAGCGGGCGCACATCCGGCTGCGCGCGTGCGGCAAGTCGTTCGAACGCCTGGCGGAGCTGCGCGATGGTCATGGCGTATGAACGCCTTCCGGCGGCGTATCCCGCTCGATCTGCGTGAGCCGGCGTTCCAGATCAGTCAGCATGTCATCGTGCACCACAACCCGACGACGATCTTGATAGCGCGAAAGGAGCTCGCGGCCCTCCGGCAACGAATTGACATAGCGCACAATGTCGCGGTACGTATGCAACATTGCCGCGAGCTCCTGGGCACGATCACGCAATTTCGCGATCTCGGCATCCGTATTTGCGACAGCGCGGCTGGTCAGCCGCGTATTGCGCTGCAATTCGCTTTCGATCCGCGTTTGAACAACGCGCACCCACGCCGTCAGCGCGCCGACGACGGCCAGACCCAGCGTGGTCAGCGCCGCAATGAGTTCTGGTGGCATCGTTCAATCCCCCTGCAGCGTCATGGCCATCTGCGCAAGCGCAACGCCATATTCGATGCCTGGCACAGCCCAGCCACATCCGCGCTCCGGATTGTGCGCGCGGCCCAGCGCGCGAAGGGTCGACGCCGAGCCGCGGCAGGCATCGGGAAGCGGGCGCACCCGCAGCGCCTCGGCGATCAGGGCGCGTTGAGACGGCGTGGCGTGCGCATCGTGGATCGCATACGCCAGCAGTCGGCCCAGATGCGCCGGGATGGCGTGCTCGACCCAGGTCGGAAAAGAAAGGCCGCGCTCATAGCGCTGACGTTGCGGATTGTAGGCATAGCCATCCTGCGCATGCGGGCTGTGCTCCCCCGTCACGCCGATGCCGGCCGGATTCCGCTGTGGGCGCTGCGACCAGAAGCTGGTCAGCCATCCGGTCTCGTGGCACATCTGTGCGAGAGGAACCAGGGGATCGATCCCGACGCTCGTCGCGCGCTGCCAATATTCAGCGACGATAACGCGAATATCGGCGATCGTATATGCGCGCATATCAGCGCGGGGGGCGATCCGCTCGGCGATCTGCGACGCGGTCACGCCGGCGGGCGGCGCATCGAGGATCGGGCTGTGTTCGGTGTAGGAGCGTCGGAATAGCGCGTCACGAAACGCTGGCCAGGGCAGCGCGGCCGGATCGGTTTTGCGGCCAGGAGCGACATCGAGATGCCGCACGACGCGATCCGGCGTCAAGCGATAGCGAGCGACGAGGCGTTGGCCAAGCCAGGTCGCCGCCAGAAGCTGTGCTGGCGCGTGCGGCTCATGCGGCGCATTGGAATGCGACAGCTCAACGCCGATCGAGCAAGAATTGACCGACGTCATGCCATTCGGATAGCGCGTTTCGAGGCCCTGCCACGCGCTAACGCCGGCATGCCACGCCGTGTCGGCGTCGTCTACCAATTGCGTGATTGCGCCGTCGGGCGCAATGTAGTAATGGACGCTGACCGGGGCTCCGCTGGCCCCGCCCTGGCGGAGCCAGCGGAGATCGGAGGGGTATCGCCCGGCCGTGGCGTGCCAGACGAGCAGGGAAATGGGGGAGCTGCGCCCGGGCGTGAACGCCGGGCGCAGCAGAGGAATGCGATCGATGGTGTACGGCGCTGTCATGCCGGGCGTTGTAGAAGACGAACACGCCACGGCATGATTATAGCATAGTCAGGACGCGGTGGCGAGTCGCGCCAGGGCCAGCGCGCCGTCCAGCGTTTCCGCGCCCGCGATGAAGCGGGCGCGATGACAGAACGTCGCATCGCTGACGCCAGTCAGCGATGCAAGCTCCTCGGCGTTTAAGGCCGCCCAGGCCTCTGGCAGGGGGCGACGGAGGTCGTTCGACCCGACGCGATCCGGCACGCCCTGAACCCTCCAAGAACCAGCCGAGGGATAGACGACATACAATGCCGTCGTCGCCGTAACGACCGGGCGCTTCCAATCCGGCACAAACCGTTCAATGACCACGGGGTCGTCAGCGCGAGCGCCGCGATCGGCCCAGGCGCGGATCGCAGCGATGAGCGCGTGTTCGGCCTGCACGTACGCGTAGGCCGCCGTGATCGCGGCCCGCACGAACGGGAGCACGCAGGCGACCGTACGGTGGAAGGCCTCGTCGTATTCCTGGTTTGACCCATCCAGGGGTCGGAACCAGTCTACCAGATCCTGAATGGTGACCGGCTGAACATCGCTGATCAGCCGGACCAGATTGACGCCGTTGTCTGCGGCGTCAATCGGCTCGCAGAACGTCTGATCAACGCGATCCCAGACGGCCCGGTACACGCCGGGCTCGAGGCCATCGCCCACCACGCGGGCGATGGCGTCGTGGCCGTAATCCCGCCACACCAGCCCCAGGCTGGCATAGGGCGTGCCATTCGGCCGCGCGCCGTTGCCCGCAAGCTGGTGGTGGTCGTAGTATCCGCCGCCAACATCCACAGCGATGTTGGCGGCGTTGATCACGCGCGCATCGCGCGATCGCTGTACGACGATCCGTCCGTCCGTGGCCAGATGGAGAACGGCGATTGCGCACACATCGTCAGTGTGGAATACGCCGTCGTGAGTCACAATTCGCAACGTCGCGGTCGTCATAGTTCGACCTCCCGTCGGACGCCTGACTCCGTCACGGTAACCGTCCGATGGCCGTCGCCGCGCGGCGGTCGGTAGCCGTAGCGCAGCGCACGCCCGCGCACGGCATCGCGGATCTGCGTGTATGCCGCGCCGCCGCCGCGTCGGACATGAAAGAGCTCCTCGATGATCGTGCTCTCTCCGGCCCAGCCGCGCGCCAGCGCGATTGCGGCTGCCTCGATCGTTCCGTCATCGTGCATTGCCGCGGGGGGGGGCGGCTGCGCTGACGGCTCCTCGGGCGGAGCGGGATCATCCCGCGACGGACCACGCAGATCGGGCCGCTTGAAGAGCGGAACAACAATCAGATCGACGAATAACTGGCGCAGCCCGCCGCCGCTACCGCGATAGATTGCATAGAAGCCCCATCCGACAACGATCAGCACACCAATGTCCAGCCAGTGGTCCATAATCATCTCCACATGCGTTCCGGCGCATAGGCGATAATGTAGCCGAGCGCGATGGCGACGGCCAGCGTGCCCCAGGCGCCGAGCGCCGGAATGCCCGTCAGGTCACGCACCAGCAGCCAGACGTTGGTCGCGTCCAGGTGCACCAGGATCGGATAGATCCCGGCAGCATTGATTGCGGTGTCGATGACGACCGCCCCGGTCGCGACCGGAGACCGGCCGCCGCCCCAGAATTCGCTTTCCGCGACCGTCAGCACAAGCTGCGTGATGATCGCCGCGACCCACACGTCGCGGCTGCTGTAATGCATCAGCAAGCCGCTGAGAAACGCGTGCGTCGTATATACGCCCGCGGCCCAGAGCAACGCCGCGGCGATGCGAAATCGCAGCATCGCCGCGGCCCGCTCAACCGCCAGCGCGCGATCGAGCAACGCGCCGCCGCGCCCGCCTCCGCCCCCGCTCAAGCTTCCCATCGAAGCCGCCTCCTTTTGTCGTTATGCCATCCATGCCAGGACGACGATCTGGATCACGAACGCCGCACCGCCAGCCAGCAACGCCGCCGTCGCGCCATCCAGCCCGGCGCGCACGAAGCCGACGCCCGGCCGCACCGACGACTGCCCGGCGACATAGCCGCCGATCAGCGCGGCAATGAGCAATGGCGCTGCTGGCGTTGCGGCGACCCAGATGAGCGTCGCAAGCAGCGCTGATCCCCAGGCACGCAGCAATTCCGGCGTCATGAGATCGATCACGGCTGTCCTCGCAGCAACGCAGCCAGCAGCCAGTCAAGCGCGCCGAGCACATTGACGTCGTACGCGCTCAGCGCCCAGCCAAACACAAACGGGGCCATGCACACAATCGCGACCTGGTGGCCATCGGGTTTGCCGACGACGATCCAGATCGCAAGCGCAGCGAGCACGCCGTAGACGATGATATGAGCGAGGGTCATGGCACATCCTCCTCTGCATCTGCATCCGCATCTTCATCTTCATGCGAATGGAGGCGGGTCCAGACGGGCGGCTCGTGGCCGCCCGTGGCCAGCGCGGCATGCCAATCCGCCAGCTCGCGCCTGGCGAGCTGGCGCAGCAGCGCGCTCAACGTCATCCCGCGGGCAACTGCGAGCAGGCGGATATTGCGATCGAGATCCGCCTCCCACGTCAATGAGCGCCGAACATTTCCGTCTTTCAGCATACGCCCTCCTCCTTCGATCGAAAAACAGATCGTCGCTCGCGCACACTATAGCACGCATTACGCAGGTGCGCAAGCGGCGCATCAACGCACAGCGCCTCTGGAGCGGATGCCAGAGGCGCTGTGTAGTGGCACGCTGACAGGGTGGTAGTGGTCACATGCGGCGCACTGGCCACCACGCCACGCCCGCGGGCGCGCGACGATAGACCCACCATGTTCGACCGACGCACACCGAGCCGAACGGATGCGCGCGCGCTGACGCCTCCCGCCGCGCGGCGTTGGCCGCGCGATTCATCTGGCTCGCATGTCGCAGCATCGCAATGCGACGCGGATCTGCGCCGCTGGCAATCAGCCGATGCCATGCGCTGATTGCCGCGATGGCCATCGCGGCGGTCAGGCCGTTGTGCGCCTCGGCCAGCTCAATGAGGCGCGCGTCCAGCAACGCGCGCTCATCGTCGGTCGGAGGATGCGACATTGCGAACCGATACGCGTATGGGCCGATCGTCAGGCTAATCTGCATCGGACGCCTCCCGCATGACTCGCAGATATCGCGGGCGCTGCCACGTTCCTTCAAGATATGCTTCGGCATTGTCCAGCAGCATCTGGTACGCCAGATGTCGCCGCCGCGCCCGACCGTCGGGCGCGGGCACGGTCGCGTACCGCGCCAGCCACGATCGCGCTTTTGCAAGCTGGCGCTCCCGCGCGACGCGCCGCGCATCGTGCACATATGCGTCATAAATGCGTTGCGCCGTTTCCGGATCGAGATGCCGTTCTAAGACGGCCCGCACCAGCGCATACATCATGCCGCCTCCCTGCTACGACGCCATGCGGCGCACGCGCACCGCACGCGCCGCATGCACGATCGCGTACGCGTCGGCGGCATCTTCGTCCAGCACGCATGCCCCCGACGCCCACAGCCCCCATCGACCGCCGCGGCGCATTACATCGCCGGCTTGCCCGAGCCGAACGGCAGCTGCCGCAACGACCTGCGCCTAGCTCGCGCCGCCGTCACCCGTCAGCGCGAGCTTTGCACGTCGTGGCTCGATCTCGACCCACAGCGCCTGCCGCTCAGCCAGCGTCGCCAGGATCGCGCCAGCCACGCGCGATTGCGGAATGATCGAGCGCGCAAAGCGCGCGACCGGAGCTTCGATCGCCACCAGCGCCGGGCGATAGCGATCGAGCAGCATCGCCACGCAATCCCGCGCCGCGAGGCATCGCACCGCAATATCGCCGTGCAACGCGCAGCTCCCCCATTCGTCGCCGCTGCTCAGCGCCCAGCCGAGCCGCACGCTGCTGAGATCAATCCCCAATATCAGCATCGTCATGCTCCTCGACGCCGCTGGCCAGATCGGCAAACAGCGGCAGACGGCGCAATGCGTCGTCTGCCTCGGCGCTTGTCGGCAGACAATGCGGCGAGAGCCAGAGGCGCTCGCGATGCTGCTGATGACCAGCTTCAGCCTGCAGCGCCATTCCGCCGCGCAAAAAGCCCTCCCGGAACCATGGAATGCATCGCCAGCCGTGGCGTTCCAGCTCCTCGTGCCCCTCCCCGGCAAAGCCCGCCAGAACGATCCGGAGCTGTGGATCGTCGCCGTTGGCCAAACACCAGGCTCGGACATCGACTGCCACAGCGAAATCGTCATGCACGTACAATCCTGCCTTGCGCTCACGGTCAGCATAGGGCGGATCGAGGAAGACCCCGGCAACGCCCTGGCCAGAGCGAACATACAATGTTTTGATGACCGCCGGCGTGACTGCACGCCGCCAATCGCCGTTAAGCATGCGCACATGGCGTAATCGCGCCGCCAGATACCGAAACCACAACCGAAGCTGCGGCATCGTCATGGGATGAAATGCTATATTGGCGGCAACGACCTTCGGCTCGCGCAGATGCGCGCGATGCACGCCGACGCCATTGTTGCTGCTATGCGGCCTCTGCCGCGACACCCCCGGCTCGCGCAAATGCGAACGCTGCACGCCGACGCCATCATCGCTCACGCGTATCCGTTTCTGCATCACCCCCGGATCGCGCCGATCCGAGCGTCGCACCACGCCGCCGTGCGCTCCAATGACCCACGGCCCCTTCCCGCTGCACCATCCGCTGCCGATCCACGCGCTCTGGCCATACAGCCAGTAGCCGGCCGCCCGCGCGTCGTACCATTCCGGCGACGCTGGAATACGATCGGCGTGCTCGCGATGCCAGCGCAGCAGCCAGAAATGTCGCGCCATGAGCTCATGCTCTGCAATCGGAAACGACGCCCACGCCGCCGTCAGATCTGGCGCATACGTAATGGCGCGCCAGGCGTTGATCACATATCCATCGAGATCGTTGATTGTCTCGCTCAGCTGTATTCGATTTGCCAGATGCGGCCGCCGCAGCAGCACGGCCAGCGATCCCGCAAAAGGCTCAACATAGTGCAGCACGTCGCCGAGCGCCTGCCAGACCAGCTCGGCGGCATACTGTTTGCCGCCAAACCACGAGAATGGCGCTTTGTCATAATTCCGCTTGCCGACCAGCGACACCGGCTCGTCGGCCAGATCATCCAGCGGGCCGTTCGATGGCTCCTCGGCCAGCGCCTGGATGATCTCGCGGATCATCTCGATTCGCAACGTATCGCCGCGGTGCGCTGCACGCTCAATGGCATGCAGCAACATCGCACACAGATCATCGTTCATTGCCGCCCCGTCCCATGCTATCGCGCGCCGCCGCCTGCGGCGTCATGTAGCGCTCCCCCAGCGATCCGTCGGCGTAGATGCGCCGCCAGCCGCCGCCGTCGGACACGACGATGACGCCATCGATCTCCAGCCGCTCTGCGTCGGCCGGAATGTGCGCCCGGGCGCGCGCCTCCGCTTCGCGCCGATGCCGGGCAATCAGCCGACGTTCCTGGTCCGAAAGCAGCACGTGCGCATAGGCCGGGCCCGCGCCCGCCCGCTCCGGCTCCGGCTCCGGCGTGGGCGTCGGCTCCGGCTCCGGCGTGGGCGTCGGCTCCGGCTCCGGCTCCGGCAGCGTAAACGCCGCCCCGCGCGACGGCTCGCGCCGCACGGGAGCCGCAACGCCGCCACGCTGCAGCGTGGCGTAGCGCCCGCGCCCGACGCGGCGCACCGCGCCGTCTTCCATGAGTCGGCGCAAATGATTGTCCACGGCTTTCGCCGACGTGCCCGTCGCGGCGACGATGTCCTTGATCGTGCATTCGCCAGCCGTCGCGATGACGTCGTACACGGCCCGCCGCGCCGAGCCGCTTGAAACGTGCGGGCCGACTTCGGCAACGACGTGCTGGCACAGGTAAGCGTCCCATTTCACCGCAATCGGGTCGTCCAGCATCACGTCGCGTCCCTGAATTGCCAGGATCTGCTGATCGGGATGCTCGGCCATTTGCCGCAATACCCACGTCGTGGCCACGCCGCCCGTCAGACCCGTTGACCCGGAGACCTCGTGGAACACATTTTCTGCGCGCATTTTGCGCGTGTGATGGATGACAAGGATAGCGACGCCGTGCCGCTCGGCGACGGCGTTGATCCGCTGAAGGAACGCATAGTCGTGCTCATAGAGGTCCACGCGCGGATCGCGTGCGCCGCGAAATCGCGCCAGCACATCGATAACGACCAGCCGGGCGTCATCGTTGGCCTCCAGCCAGGCGTCAAGAAGCTGGAGCCCCTCCTCGCCGTTCGGCCACGACGACGCGATATGCAAATCTGCGGGCACGTCGCCGTCTGGCGTCATCGCCAAAAGCCGACTTTGCATGCGGCGCAGGCTTCCTTCAAGATCGAGATAGAGCGCCTTGCCCTGCGCCGCATCGTAATGCCCCAGCGCATGGCCTCCGGCCGCCACAGCGACTGCGAGCGACAAAGCGAGCCAGCTTTTTTTGACTTTCGGCGGGCCGGCCAGGAGACACGCGCCCTCCGGCAAAATATCGTCGACGATCCATCGGATCGGCGGCAATGCTTCGCGCATCAGATCGCGCGCCGACACGATCTGCGGAAACGGCGCGCGAACATATTCCGGCTGACCAGCCGCGTCGCGCCGCACGCGCTCGGCGAGCTCAACAACGCGGTCGAGCTTGCCCTCCATTGCCGCTGCGGTAATCCGCCCGCCGGCCTCGATGGCCCGCTGGGCGGCCGCAATGTTCCGAAGCCAGCGCACCGGCCCCTCCAGCGCCGCTGGCTCCACTGCCATCCCGGCGCTGTCGGCCTCGATGAGCAGCTCCGCCGCGTACTGCGCCAGGCCCTGCTCGCGCAGGGCCACTTGTACCGACAATGGGCTCACGGCCTGCGCCCCGCGCTCATCAGCGATGCGGTAGATGGTCGCGAGCATCTGCCCGCGACCCTCATGCAGCATATCGCCCGGTTGAAGTTGGAACGACCGCAGCGCCGGAATTGTATCCACGGGATAAAAAAGCGCAGAGAATAGCACCGCTTGCTCGATCGATGCCGCCTGCATCATGGCATTGTCCAGCGCAATGGTCGTCATATGCTTCCTCCTGATAAGAGCACGCGCCCGTGCAGATGGCACGGGCGCAGGCGATACACGCGATCAAGCCGGTCGCGAAGCTTCGACCTCGCAACCAGCTCGATCGCGTGACACACAAGATAACGGATTTCACGCATTCTCCGAAAGCGCACAACGCACAGCTCTATAGTGCCAGCAGACGAAGCAATTGTAAAGAGCCCGGACCTGATAAGAATCTGAAAAATTAGCAGGCTGGTTGGCCATGAGGCGGCCGACGGCAAGCTGCTGGTAGGCGTGGAATGCGCGGAAAACGTGGAAAAGGGCCATTTACCGCATCAGGATGCGGCAAACCGTTTTCCACACGTTTTCCACGTCGGCTGGCAAGACGTGGAAAACATGCTTTCCACGTTTTCCACGTTTTCCA